GATGAGAATAAGCCGAGACAAACATCACTCTTTTAATCAATATAGTGGCTGCAAAGCCTTTAAATAAAAGGGGGTAGAAACAGACGAAATGAGGGACACGCAATGATATGGGGAATAGCCACAATAACCATAATGATGGATCACCACGGGATTGTCGCGAGCACCGGCAGCAATATAAACATTGAGCGATGCCCTGAAGCAGTCAAGGAGATTATCAAGCAAACTGAAGAATGCCTGAGTGGCCAACTGTCGAAATATAGCGCTCCGGCGTATGAACGAGTCATAGCAGAGGAAACAAGGAATAGGAAAGACGGAGGAGCAATTAAGCATGAAAATTAAGTCTATAGCTTCAATCTGCGCAAAAAGTAAGCGCATTTTCATTTACGACAAAAAGTTGAGCGACGGAGGAATTGATGTGCAGTGGATCGGTGACGGTGCTGTCATGTATCCAGCGTTTGAGTTACCGAACCTTGAGGAGGAAAGCATATTTGCTATCTTCGATATCCCTGAAAAAATTCATGACAAATATACTTATAAACATGAAGATTTACCGACTCAATTCTCCTTTGAGGATGCTGTGCCCTGCGAAAACAGGCTTGAAAGCGAAAAGCTCAATATTGTCGCAGCGGGGCGGGTACTTATTCCGCTAAAAACTCAGCGTGGCCTTGTCTTTATTGATGCCAAGTATCTAAGCCCTCTTTCTGACACTGCTGACACCTTGGAATTATACGAGCGGCTTACAACCAATGGAAAGATATACATAGTTGCAAAGACCGGTTTTATGATAATGGCTGTTATCATGCCTTATGAAATCATAAACAAGGATTTTGTTGTTCAAATGGAAGAATTAACAAAACAATGTCGTTTTGCATTTTCAACAAGGAAAGCCGCAGGAGACATCGAAGAGTATCCTCAAATCGGCTTCACAGAAGAGCAACCTGAAGAGGATGATGATACCACATGAGATATGAAATAAAAAGCCACAAAAAAATAGTGGCTCGACTGTACATCGAGCCACTAAGCACCATACAACATATTGTAGTGAACACCTTGAAAACAGTATAACATAACCCCAATATGTTGTCAATTAAAAGGGCTAAGGAAGGCTCTTTAAATCCTCGATAATATCATTATTTTAAGGACGTGGGGGTAAATGGCAATATGAATTACCGTAAATATATTTATTCGGGTCCGGTTTGTGAGATAGAAGAAATAGTCTCCTTCCGCCAACCGGGCGAAACATATACAAGGAGAAAAGGCAATCAAGGTTTAACACCAGAACAGCAGCAGGAATTTAACGAACAAAATGCTCGGAAAAAACTCAGCAGGCTAATTAATGGCAATTTTGCAGAGGAGGACTTATTTATAACCCTGACATATGCCTGCCGCCCGAAAAAAGGAGAACCTGAGAAGGAACTTAAAAACTATTTCAGGCGATTACGCGATTACCGTCGGAAAAATGCTCTCCCAGAAATAAAATGGATTGCAGTGACGGAAACAGGGGAAAAGGGGCGCGAACACCATCACCTCATTATGAGCGGCATGAGCAGGGATGCTGCAACAAAGCTTTGGAAACTTGGGAGAGTTCTCAGCAGCAATCTTGACGGAGGCGATTACACCGGACTTGCACACTATATCACTAAGGAGAAACCTGAGGAGCATAAGCGGCGCTGGTCATCAAGCCGAAACTTAAAAAAGCCAATCGTGAAATACAAGAAGATCAAGCGCATCGATCCCAAAAGAATAATACCAACACCCAAAGGATACAGGATGCTTGACTATCAGGTTTACAGCTCAGAGAGAACCGGCACGTCAAAATATCTGAAATGCATAAGAGAAGGCGCGGTTGACCTTGCGGAAGGAGGCGGTCGGCTGCCGGATGAAGACGATAACGACACAGGATAAAGGAGGACACGCCCATGGGTGACATGACCTCAGCTGATTTCAGGGCAATGATCGCAGATTGCACGCATCCCAGACGTCAGTTGCAAGGAGCGGTAAATCGAAACAGTGGGAGAACCTTTGAAAATCTTATTATCGGAGCCTGCGAGGTTTATAAAAATGAAGGGCGTGCCTACATAGAGAAAACACCGGAGCCCATGCGACCGATAAAGGATCTCGGTGAGGGCAGGTTCATCGCAAACTTTGAGAAAAAGGCCCAGCCGGATTTCAAGGGCACACTGAGCGGCGGCCATGCGGTCTGCTTTGAGGCAAAACACACTGACACCGAAAAAATGGCACAAAACCGTGTGACGCCGGAGCAGACCGACGCCCTCAACCTGCATTTTCGGCTCGGAGCCAAGTGCTTTGTCATGGTTTCCTTCGGATTTTGTGATTTCTTCCGGGTACCATGGAAAGTTTGGACTTCGATGAAAGAGCAGTTCGGCCGCAAATATGTGACCGCCAAAGACCTTGACACTTGCAGGCTCGATTTTGAGAGCGGCATGCTTAAGTTTTTAGATTGAGGTGAGCAAATGCACATAGATGAGATAAAGGTCCTGACCGACTGGCAGCCGTGGGCCACGCTGCTGATCATCGGCGCAAAAGGAATAGAAACGCGCGGATGGGCAACAAACTTCCGCGGCCTGATTGCTATTCATTCGGCGAAAAAGCTTGATGACGACGCTATGACCCTTATGCAGACGCCAGCTTTTCAACGGGCACTGGCAACGCGGCCCCTGACCCTCGGTACGGTGCTCGGCACCATCGAAGTTACAAACTGCGTAAAGATTCTCAAACTCAGGGAAGTCTCAAACCCCATCAATGGAGCAAAGCACATGTCGGCGCTCCTCGCAAATGGGAGGGAGGTTACCGGTGATGAGCTGGCCTTCGGGGATTATAGCCCGGGGCGGTTCGCCTGGATCACAACGCATCCACAGCCATTTACCCAACCGGTGCCCGCCCGCGGCGCGCAGGGTCTTTGGACGTGGAGACCGGAAGGGAATTTTGAATATGCAAGCAGCAGCATTCACCGCGCAGTGCCCGGTTGAAATTGGGGACAAAATTAGATACAGTTCTTTTCTATGGCAGGAAATATAGAGCTAGGTCAAATCTTTACGGTGCAATATCAGGCATATGCGAAAATGGTGAGCGGATCGGAAATACGCTCAAAGTCGCGAATTCATCCAAAACCATCTACATCATCTATTTTGATAACGTAACCCTGATAGAGGAGGTTTATATCGGTGACGAATAATTACATAGATTTTCTTAAATCAAAAATTGATATCGCGCCTGAAACAGGCTTTGAAATTGAGACCTCCGAAATCAATTCTGTATTAAAGCCACATCAGCGCGATGCCGTCAAATGGGCAATAAGTGGCGGGCGCCGCGCAATTTTTGAAGCTTTCGGGCTTGGGAAAACAGCACAGGAACTTGAAATCAGCCGCATTGTAATTAAGCATAAAGGCGGCAAAGCTCTTATAGTTCTGCCGCTCGGGGTGAAACAGGAATTCACCCGCGACGCTGTTGAACTCCTTCATATGTTGCCGCCTCAATACGTCCGTACAATGGCTGAGGTAAGAGCGTGCACAGATGACATTATGATGACCAACTATGAGCGGGTCAGGGATGGGGATATTGATCCTAAATATTTCATGGTTTGCCATCTTGACGAAGCTTCAGTGTTACGGAGTTACGGGTCAGACACCTATCAGACATTCTTGATAAAATTCAAAGGCGTGAAATATAAATTTGTTTCGACGGCCACACCTTCACCAAACCGATACAAAGAACTTATCCATTATGCAGGCTTCCTTGAGGTGATGGATACCGGACAGGCTCTCACGCGCTTCTTTCAGCGTGACAGCACCAAAGCGAACAACCTCACGCTTTATAAATCGCAGGAAAATAAGTTCTGGGCATGGTTGAGCAGCTGGGCGCTCTTTATTACGAAGCCAAGCGACCTCGGATATGACGACACCGGCTATGACCTGCCGCCACTTGAAGTCAGGTACCACAAAATAACGATGAGCGGCGCACCGGTGGAAGACCGCGACGGCCAGATGAAGATCATGCGCGAAGCCTCGGTATCACTTTCGGATGCTTCCCACGAGAAAAACGAGAGCCTCGCTGCCCGCGTCAAAAAAACAGTTGAAATTGTCAATTCGGACCCTGACGCGCATTTTATTCTCTGGCATGATCTTGAAGCCGAGCGGCATGCAATCAAGAAGGCACTGCCGGACGCTGTTGAAATATTTGGCTCAGAAGATATCAATATCAAAGAGCAAAGAACCATTGACTTTTCAGAAGGCAAAACACGGCTGCTTGCCACCAAAAAGAAAATATCAGGGAGCGGCTGCAATTTTCAGCGCCATTGCCATAGGGCTATATTTGTCGGGATAGATTATAAGTTCAATGATTTCATTCAGGCCATCCATAGGATATACCGCTTTCTGCAAACCGATCAGGTTATCATCGACATTATCTACACCGAAGGAGAGGCCGAGATCCTTAAGGCACTACTCGAAAAGTGGGAACAGCATAATTACCTTGCAAAGAAAATGACGGAGATTATAAAAAAATATGGACTGGCAGGCGTAAATGTGATGGATAAAATGGCCCGCAGTATAGGGGTGAAACGAGTGGTAATCAAAGGAGAGCATTTCACGGCCATAAATAACGATTGCATCTTAGAATGCGAGCAGTTACCCGAAAACACCTTTGGTTTAATACATACATCGATCCCATTCGGCAACCATTATGAATATTCGGCCAGCTATAACGATTTCGGGCATAACGCAAACACTGGCCGATTTTTCGAACAGATGGATTATCTAACCCCGAACCTGTACCACAGCCTTATGCCCGGGCGCGTCGCCGCCATCCACGTAAAAGATCGTGTCTTGTTTGGTAACGCCACAGGTACCGGAATGCCGACCATAGAGCCTTTTCATGTCTATGTTATTGAGCATTTTATTAAGCACGGGTTTCAGTACTTTGGCATGATTACGGTTGTAACGGACGTCGTAAGGGAAAATAATCAAACTTATCGCCTCGGATGGTCTGAGCAATGCAAAGATGGTTCAAAGATGGGCATCGGGTGCCCTGAATACATTCTCCTTTTCCGAAAACTGCCCACAGATACAAGCAAGGCATATGCAGATCACCCTGTCATGAAAACCAAGGATGAATATACCCGCGCACAATGGCAAATTGATGCACACGGATACTGGAGGTCATCTGGAGATCGACTGCTGACAAAGAATGAGATCATGGCTATGTCTACCGGTAAACTTCAGGCGGCATACCGTAAATACTCACGTGATACGGTCTACAATTATGCCGAACATGTACAGATGGCAAAAGAACTTGATATAGATGGGAGATTACCGGCCACCTTCATGGTCGTGGCGCCGGGCAGTTGGACGGATGAAATATGGGACGATATCAACCGTATGCGCACCCTAAACACTACTCAAAGTCAGCGCCGCCAGCAGCTGCACGTTTGCCCTTTGCAAATCGACATCGTTGACAGAATTATCAATAGGTACAGCAATCCGGGCGATGTCGTTTTTGACCCCTTTGCAGGACTTTTCACAGTACCAAAGCGAGCGGTTGACCTCGGCAGATACGGATATGGCATCGAACTCAATGCTGATTATTTTCGTGATGGCGTTGGCTATTGCAAATCAGCTGAGGCCGCAATCGACCAGCCCACCTTATTTGATTTCATGGAGCCAGTTGCAAAAGAGGCAATATAATGCAGCTGAAACAAAATGACCGAGGATTATATCTGTTTTTCCCGACCGGTGCCGCCGACCTGCAGGCCTCAGCTTATGAGATGGCAACGCTCACGGAATTGACCGCCTATGCCGGCACGATGGATATCTATAAAGTCATATGGATGGCCAACAATGACCTGCAAAATAAACTGAGAGCGGCACGAAAAGCGGATTAAAAGTAATTACTTTTATTATTACTATTATTTTGATTTTGCAGTCAACTGCAACGAAAGGATGAAAATATCATGAGTGTAGAAAAAGCAATTGAAACTATCGAGGCTCAGCAGAAGGAACTGAATAAATATAGCCCCGCTTTTTGCGTTGGTGAGCAGCTGAAAGAAATTATAAGCAAATCTCCCGCAGCGGCGGAGCTGGTTTTGCAAGACCTCACGCAGGTCGGCATGGGTCTGAAGGACTGTGAGAAAAAGATCAGCGCATTTGCAAGCGGACACAGATCAGGGGGCTGCGGTTGCTGCCCGCCTGATGAGGCAGAAAAGATTATATGCCAGTTTTACGGGATAAGCACTCAGCAGACAGCACCGGCAATTCAAGGAACTAAGGTGCTGAATCTTAGCGAATTTCTATAGGGGACGCTTATGATGGAAATTGATTTTGCAGACAAAATTCCAGAGCCGCCCGCAGACTTGGTTGAGTGGCTAAAATCAAAGGGCTGCTTTGCAAAAAACTGGCTTATTTATCAATGCGGGTGGAGCACCGAAATATTGAGCGGCACAAAAGAAAAATGCCTTGATGTGGTTTGCACTGCCTGCGGTAAGCATTTTAAAGCAGACCGTGAAGAGGATATTGATTTTAACGCGGGATGCGGGTGCGGATACCCAAGCGATTGTCATAGTAAATATCACGGGCGCGCCGGTGAAAGTATCATTGAGGATTGCAAAGATACAAAATGCCCGCTTTGCGGCGCGAAAGTAAACTGCATGCATGTCGCCCGCGTAGGGCACGAAGATATGGGTACTCAATGGCCTATGGTATTGTCACGGGTTGGTGAAAACTTGATAGCTGCGGGATATAGGGTAAGGCGCACGGTAGACAAACAGGGCATATCCACCTACTCAGTAGAAAAATATGAAGCCTATATTTTTACCTTAAAAAAGGCACTACGGTTTTGCGCATGGCATTCAAGTTTGTTCGGCGAAAAATGCCTCATAGGAGTATGGGAGAGCAGAAAGCGGTGTAGAGACGTATTCGGCGGTGCAAGTTTTATCTATTTTACGGGGAAAGACGTTTTTTGTGGGACTGCTTTTGCTAATTGCAAATTTAACCTGTACATAAAGAGCAACACAAAAGAAATTTATCCAATCAGTTATCTGATCTTTTACAGAAAGCACCCGCAAATTGAGAACCTGCTTGTTCAGGGTTTTAAAACGCTTGTAATAGAAGCAACGAGTAATTATCTAAATGCTTACGCAGACCAAGTTGATATCAATGCAGTGAACTGGAAAGAAGTATCCCCACGTAAAATGCTCGGTCTTTCAAAACCTGATTTTGAGTTTTTAAAAAGAAAGCAGGTAAATAGTAAAGATATCGTAAATTTCAGAAAATTGAGACAGGCAAATCTTTCAATGGAGCAAGAAGAAATCATGGCTATCATGAAAGAATTTAGTTATTACGTTGATGAAATTGTGAGGTATGGAAAAAGCATCGGGAAACTGATGAGGTATTTTAAAAAACAAACAAACAAAGAAAGTATGGTAAAAAGAAATCTGTCCATTAAAAACACTTTTATAACATGGAAAGATTACATTAATATGGCTGAAAATCTTGGGTATAACACGGATGAAGAAATAATAAAGTTTCCACCCAATTTGTTTGATGCACATGACCGTGCCGTAACGGCTCATAATTTCATAAAACAAGAAGTGCTGATTAAAAGATTTAAAGATATGTATGAAAAACTCATACCATATTGCTTTGAAAAAGATGGTCTTATAATTCGGCCGGCTGCATCGGAAGAAGAATTGATAAACGAGGGGAAAATTCTTTGCCATTGTGTTGGTGGATATGGAAAAAGTCATTGTGATGGCAAGCCAATACTTTTTATACGCAAGGTTTCAGACCCCGATATGCCATATTACACTCTTCAGCTTGATCTTTGCCAAAAGGTTATCATCCAAAACCATGGGCATGGGAATATTGCGCCGCCCAAAGAAGTTAAGCAATTTACAGATTATTGGATTGATAACATCGTAAGAGCGGTGCCTAAAGCGGTCAAAACCAAGAAGAAAAAAGCTATAGCAGCTTGAGGTAAATAGATGGACGTACCTGAATATGCCATTGAAGCCGAGATGCAACGATACGAGCATACGCCGCTTGAGCTTCTCGCAAAGCTCCATAATGATTGACCTTAAGGAGGAAGGAAAAATGGCCATATGCCCGTATTTCAAGGGGAATTCAAAGAGCGGCAAGCATTTTTATATCAGTTGCTGCGATAAAAATCAAAAAAGCTCCTTCAGTTTTGAAGATGAGAAAAATTTTAAAACGAAACTAAAAACATGTTCCGGAGGTGAGCTGCTTAATGAATGTCGCCCCTTCCTTTTCCGTCAGTGCGAGGAACTCGGACTAATTTTTCCAAAAGAGAAATCTTACAGCACCGATGAGCTTCGAAAAATCTATTCAAACAATAAGCAGGAGGTAAAAACAATGTCAGAAGAAATCATAAAAGAGGGCGAAATGAGCCCGCATTATCAGGAGGCCGTGGAGTTGACGCGGCAAATCAAGATGAACGGTGCGCTGGCGGCAGAAGCCTTTGTGGAAGTCTGCAAAGGCCTGAAGAAAATGCGCGATGAGCGGCTCTACATCGAACTTGGTTTTTTATCATTCGATGAATACATTGAGGGAGCAATCGGCATAAAAGCGCGGCAGGCCTATAATTACATATCAACTTATGAGCGGCTCGGCGCAACGTTTTTGCAGTCAAATGCAAATCTCGGCATTACCAAGCTTGGTCTGCTCGCCGCGGCGCCCGCCACCGAGCGCGACGCTTTACTTGAGGCGAATGATCTCGAAGACATGAGCACCAGAGAGGTTGCTGATCTTGTAAAAGAGCTCAATGATAAAGGTGAGCAGCTGACACTCATTACTTCAGAGCGTGACCGCCTCAAGGAAGAGATTGAAGAGTCTGCCGCCAGCCCCGATGATGCTGAGGTATTGGCGGAAAAGATTGCAGAACTGGAGCATCAAAAGCAGGAGACCGAAAAAGAGCTTGAAGAGCTTAAGGCAAAAGGCTCAGTTCCCGACAAAAAAACCATTGAGCGGCTCAAAAAAGAAGCCAAAGAAAAAGCCGAAGAGGGTCTGCCTGCAAAAATCAAGGCAGCAGAGGATAAAGCGGCTGAAACTGCACGCAAAAAGGCACTCGAAGAGGCAAACGGCCTAATTAAAACAACCGCCGAAGGTAAAAAGGCTGCCATTGAGCAGGCTGCCGCCGCCGATGCACGTGCCGCATCCCTTGAAAAGCAACTGGCCATCGCAGGTAATTCTGAAACTGCCGTTTTCGCCCACATCTTCGGCGAATTGCAGCTCACCTTTAGGTCTGCTTTTGAGAGAATTGAAAAAATAAGGGTGGCTGACGCAACAACCGCGCTAAAATACATCGGCGCCGTCGACAAACTACTCGACATAATGAAGGATACCGTCAAAACGGCAAGGCAGGCAATCAGGGAGGCCAATGAGGGTGCTGCTGATGCTGAGGATCTCACTGGAGAGCATGACGACACCGACGACGATGCTGATGAAGACGACGGAGACAAAACCGAGGAATAATAAATGCGGGCGCTCTTCATCGGGCGCCCAATAAGGAGATGATCAAGGTGCCACAGAAAAAGATATATTCGTCAAGCGTCGATTATGACAAAAAACTGAGGACTGTAATGGCGAAGCTCGGCGTCACGGAATTTAATTACGATTACGGCCGTTTTAGTACGTTTATCCAGTTTACGTATCAAGGGCAATCTTACCGGTTTGAGCACGATGCTGATAAAGCTAAAGCTAACGGGCAAAAAATCTATTATGGCAGTGATTGCTTTGCACAATTGGTGCTTACCCTTGAAGATCTGGCACGTATGACCCAGCGTGGTACATACAATTTTGCAAGTTTTATTTCGGGGATGAAATACCTGCCCGCTGCCTCATCCATACCAGAGTGCCTTTTAAAACTCGGATTTGACGCCATACCGAGCGGCACCGAGGAGGTCAAAACAAGATATCGCAATCTGGCAAAAGCGGCCCATCCGGACGCAGGGGGAGACGCTGGGCATTTTAATAGTCTTAATGACGCCTATGAGCAGGCAATTAAATATTTTGAGGAAGAAAAAACATAAAAAGGATGCTCATGAACGAGCGGCCTGCCAAGAAAGAAATATTTGAACAATATAAAAAAGTGAGGTGAGCGGCACAAATGTTTAAAATCAATGAAAAAGGTGAAATGGAAGCTTGCGACGAAACATTCGGCATGGCGGTACTCGA